CCTTGACCTTTATTAATTGCCATATTAAAATCATTAATTTCATCAACTGTACTATCCATTGCATCTGCAACTGCTGCAGCATCTTCTTCGCTAGTAATTCCTTGCTGATTTATTAATCCTTCTCCAAGAGCTGCAGCACCACCAACTAATCCACCTACACCTGCAGTTACTCCTCCAACTATTCCAGGAGTTAATCCTCCAATTGCTGAAAGTAAACTCGTTAGTGTTCCACCTATTCCAAAAATATTACNAGACACTCCCATTTTAGAAGTTCTTAATAATTCTTTTAAAATCTTATTTGTTTTTTTAGTTCCACTTTCAGAGCCACTAGGAAGTCTAGTTGGTCCTCCTGAAATTCCACTATCATCAATCACAATTTTTGCGACGATAGGAGCTGTTCCTTCTGCCATTTTTGTATTGCCTCATCTGTTTCTTTCTTCATTTGCTGAAGTTTTTGAGCGTCTTCAACACTAATAGTTTTATTATCTATTTGACCTTGAGCTTCAATTCTAATAACTCCTTGTTTTCTTAAAATTTCTTTAACTGCATTTCTGAGCTTTTTTCCATCTTTAACACTTAAATTGTCAATTTGTCGTTTTGTTAAATTTGTAAGTTCATAATCCATTAATTGAAAAAAATAGGCATCATTAAGCACATCAGAAGCTATACAACTTTTACTTTTACATCTGTTTACCATTCCATTATTTAAAGGGTTCAAATAAACAAGCCCAGTACTTAATTGTACTGAATGAATATTTTTTAATGCTTTTTTATTAAGCCAATTAATTAACCATTTCACTTATGCCACCGTCCACCAACTTATTGGAGCATTGCTTCTTCCTGTTTTTGCAGTTCCAGAAACTTCTAAAACAACAAGTTCACCACCAATTGCAACAGGTTTTCCAATATCATCAATGCTGCACTGATCAAGCCATACATAAGCATTTCTATCAGCACTACTTGATCCTTCAGTAAACTCTATTTTAAACTCTAAATTTGCTGTGGGATTAGCATCAGCAGTTCCTGCAATTGGAATATTTGACTGTCCATAAAAATCATCTCTTAAAGTTGTTGCAATTGCAGATTCCATTTTAACCAATAAAGTAAATTTATAATCTCTAAGTCCTGCTACTGGAATACTTATAAATCTACTTGTTGCTGATCTGTTTACAATTAAATTATTGGCATAACTTATGCTAAAACTTTGAATGCCAGCAACAGTTGTAGGTGCTGAACCCCATTTTATAGTACTCTGAACCATAATCCAAGGATTTGTAGTCACAGGAGTGTAAACTGTTCCTGTTGTACTACTTGTTACTTTCTGAGCAACAAAATCTGCAGAGCAAGTAAGAACTGATCCTATACTTCCATTAAGAGTGAAACTGTTTCCAACACACCCTGTATAAGTATCAGTATCATCTGATGATGTATTTTGATAATTTGCTTCCAGACTAAAAGCTTGGATGTCATTTGTGGTAACTCCAACAATATCATCTTCTGTTAAAAGATAAGGATCTCCATCTGATCCTGCGCCACTCTGAGGACCAATCCAATGTTTTAAAAAAGCAAAGTCATGAACTTCCCACTCAACACTTCCACCACAATCATAATTTCCCCACATAGTATTACTGACATCTCTACCTTCTCCCATGCCTCTACTATAAATAAGATTATTGTTATTAGTTGGAGTAAAATTAGTTACTTTACCAATTTCTTGAGTTGTGGCAGCTTCTGTGCCATAAGTGGTTTCACCACCATACTGTATTTCAGTTCGTAATTGTCCATCAGCCATTCTATTTCACCTTCTTAAAATCTGTTTTATTTTTAAATTTCATTAGTTCTTTTTGAGAGACTGTAAATATGTCTCCTTTATTAACTTTAGTCTCTCCTTTCCTAAGAAAGACCAATCTTTCTTCTTTACCTGTGTATTTTAATTTCATTATGAAACAACCTCCATCTTCCACATTCCTTTAAGTTGAAGAGTACTCATAACAATTTTTCCTCTTCTGTCAGGCTGAGATAACATAGGACCTAAACCTCCAATTGTAATATAAGGAATATAATAAAATCCTGTTTTATTATTTAAAAAATCTTCTCTAACACTTTTTAAAAAATCATAAACTTCTCTTTTACTATCAGCAAAAACACTAACAGTAATATTAAATTCTGACTTTGTATGCAGTCCATCAAGAGAGTCATCAACTGCTGGAGCATTTAAAACTTCTACACTCATCCTTGGATAATTACCAATTGTTATTTCATCTCTTGGCCAATCAGGAAATATTTTATCAGTGCCATAATCATAAGTAATAACATATGCACCTGTTTGTGCAGAGTTAAGTGTTATTTTTGTTTTAATAGTTGTGTCAAGAAAATTATAATCAACTGTGTAATCTGTCCCAAATGCTAAAGGTGTAGCATCAACAGTTATCGATCTGATATTTTTTATATTAGTAACTGCAATTAAATGACTTGTAGTATTTGACCAGCTTCCAGAATCAGTCGTTGTTGTGACTCCTCTTGTGCTTATACTCATTACATCCTGATTTCTTAAAAAAACAACCAGTTCTTCTTCAATTTCATTAATATCTACCAATCCTGTTACAGTTGTCATCATGAACCACCTATTGTTTTTAATTCTATGTCTTGCATATGCCGATTCCAATTGCTTTTTATCAAATCAACAATTTTAGTATAAAAAACTGGTCTAATGAATGGATGAGGTCTAGTCCCATAAAGTTGTATATGTTTGGCTAGTGCAAATCCTGAGCCTTTACCAAGCTTTTTTTCTCCCCATTCTTCAACAAAGCTAATCCATTCATCACCTGATTTTTTTACAGGCATCTTTCTTCCAGGCTTTGATGGAATAATCGTTGTTCTACCACCAACAGTACTTGTTTGTCCTTTCCTTTGTCCACCTGTTCCGAATTCAACATATAAAGCATAAGGCATCATAGTAAAATTAATATTTTTATTGTTTACAGAATAAGAAATATTTGTTTTAAGTCTTCCATCATTTACAGGAGCAGTCATAACTAGCTCATTTCTTAAATCATTACCTAATCCTTGAGCAAACATATTTAATGCTTCTTGAAATGTTTTCATGTTTTAAAGCACCTCGCAACTTGATAAAAAACTGTTGTTCCAAGTCTTCTATCAGTAATGCTTACTACTCTATAATCTTCACTATCATAAGTTAATTTGTCATCTTTATTAAGAGTGACTCCATCTTTGACTAATAAAACAGCATCAGCCCCATCAAACAATGCTTCTTTGTTTTGGCTCCAAGCATCTTCACTTCTAAAAAATGCACCTGTTATATTGGCAGAAGCTCCCTCAGTCAAAGTTTCATCTCCAGTAATATTATCAGTTGTTTTTGTTACAGGAGTTCGAGAGATAGTCTTAGCGAAATTATCAATCATTAATTCATAGGCAGTAGTGCCTCCTGCAAAATTTATACTCATTGTTTCAAACCTCCTGGTCTATTAAATTCCTTCTTTTTAATTAAAAGTTGCATAGTATTTCAGCACTTCATCTCCATTATCATTACTGTATTTGTTAAAAGCATAAAACAAATCATTTGTTTCTTCATGAGTAAACCACTCATAACCATAATTACAATAATATTTAAATCCTACATTTTCCAAATCTTCTTTTAGAACATAATTACCTTTTAAATCGTCAATTAATTCATTCAGACTCATTGTTTCAAACCTCCTGGTTTTCTTATTTATACTCGCTCCTGCGAGTCCACCAATCAAAACCTGCAGAGGAAAGCCGAAGCTTTCCCAAGCAGGAAAAAGAGGTGATCATGCAAAACTTGTGTATTTAATGATTCGAAGCTCTAAAGCTGCAGCCTCTCTCATCAAAGTGTCCCAAGTTCCCTTAATATTAATATAAGCTTGACCTATGGTCACACTTCCTTCTGGAAGACTATAAGTGCTTGGAATGTTATGTGTTCCTCCCATCTGCGATTGTAGTGCAGCCAGACTTGCATAAACCTCTGTAAGTCTTCTCACTTCAAAAGGCAAAGGATAAACACCATACCAATAAACTAAAGTTGTTTTTTGTGCTTTGCTCGAAGTCCAAGTAGTTGCTTCAGCATTATCAGTTCCTAAAAGCAACTTTCCCATGCTCTTATACTGATAAATATAAGATGGAGTGACAGATGTTGAATTAGTTGTTGCACTCTCCAAAAGCATTAAAGGATATTTATAAGTGTAAATAGTGTCTGTATCATCACCGTCTCTTAATTCATTGCTTATGTAAGGATCTTTTCCTGTATGAATTATTCTATAAGTGCTTGTTGCATCTGGATTTGTTGACCAATCCCTGTCAAGAGTTAATTTGGTAGCTGTATTATCAGTTATTTTTCTTACTTGACCAGTTCCTGTCCCTCCATAAATCCAAGCATATTCTCCTATATAATCATCAACAGTCCATGTCTTAGCAGTATCGTCTAATTCATCATTTCCAGCCCCAGCATCTGCTGTTCCTGAATCTTCTTCAGCCCAGTAAGTAGTATTGGTTAGTCTATCAACTCTTTCTTCAGCTTCCAAAATCATTTGAGTAACATTAGCAGTGCTTACTTCAGTTGAAGTAATTCCAGCTACTGCATATACTTGATCTGTTGTGCAGTAAGTCATCTTTGTTTACCTACTTCTTTGATTTCTTTTTTTTACTTTTAGCAAGCACTTTTTTTACATTTGAAAAGTCTTTTTCATCTAAAACTTCAGCATAACTTCTTTTTACTTTCATATAAGCAAAACCTTTTTCATCTCTTAAAACTTCACATTCTGGATCTTCATGTCCTACCATGTTTATCTCCTCCATCGTTTCTTAATTTAATAAAAAAAATAAAAAAAATGTATTCACTTATGCGAATACACCTGGGTCTGCTCTACCAATAATCTCTATAACTCTGGTATCGTTGTCAGTTCCTGCTGCAATTGTTACAGTTAGCACTCCTGCACTTACTGCTGTGGTATTTGCTTCAGTTGTTATAACACTTCCATCTGTGGTATGAACCCAGGATGAAACTGCTAAAAGTCCTGTTGCTGCAATTCCATAATCAGCTAATGTAATTGCGAAAGTATCTGCTGCATCAGTTGTGTTTGCTAAAGTAAACATAACTCTTTTAAGACCTGCATTTGGAACTTCTTCCCAATCTTTCAATTTTTGTGACTGCTGCCATTTTTATCCTCCTAACTATATACTACAAGAGCACTTGCTGCTCCTGTAGATGCACTTGTTAAGGTTATAACATTAGTTGATAATGTTGGAATTCCTAATAATCCATCACTATCATCTATTGGTATAGCCATGTGCACTGTTGTTGCATTGGTTACTGTCCAGGTATCATTTTGTGCAGCTTTTGCTGCACTGTCAATGAAACCTAGCTTCTTCCCATCATTTCTTCCACCACCTAGAGGTGCTATCTCAGTGGCAACGACATTTACATTAGTCATCTAAATCACCTCTATCCGCTGATCTCAGTTATTGAACTGCAGAATGTTGGTGCTTTAATGATTAATGCCTCATACACTTTTAGTGCAAACTTCTCACTGTCATTAGTTTTTGCAAGCTCGAAATATGTTAAGTCTTGAAGAACTCTCATTTCAACAACAGTCATGTCTAGGAAATAAATTGCTTTGCTTCCTGATGTGTTGCTTAAGTACATACTTGGTATTACTGGAATACTTCCAACCATTGTGTGAAGAACGATTGTTGTAAATCCCCAGAACACTTGAGCTTCTGCTTTTAAGTAACCAATCTTTTGAGTTAATAACTTTAACAAATCGCTATATACTCCACTTGAACAAACTGCTAAGTTTGGTCTTCCACCGTCGTCAAATGCGTACTGAATTGCAGTGTGTACATCATCTAATGATAAGGCACTTGTGTTTTTGTCAACTGTGTTAGTTGAACCCATTAAAACAACAATTCCGTCATACTCACTTGCATCAGCTGTTGCATTACCGTTGATAATAGTGTTTTCTTGTAATTCTCTCATCTCTCTAGTTTTGACCAAAACTTCTTGCTGTTTAGCATTGGGTGCTCCTTGATCTGCAAATGGACCTGTTGCTCCTGATCCTGGCATCATACCTGCTAACACATAACTTGGTTGAGCTGCAATTGAAGGACCTGTGACTCTTCCAATTGCATACAAAAACTTAATTTGTGTGCTTTGTCTGTCATAAGTTGTGTTTGTTTCTGCAAGTGCTGCATCTTCTAAAGCTGTAACTGCTCCACCTTTTGCAGTAATTACGTTGTAGTCTGCATACATACCTTGATTAGTTATCCTTGGGATTAACTCAACAATTGGTGTGTATTTTCTTGTTCTGTCGACAACTCTTGGGTCAACATATATTGGAATCATAGCATAACCTGCTGTTCCTGCTCCACCTGATTGTGTATTTTGAGCTTTGAATCCTACAGCATAAGCATCGCTGACATTTTTTCTCATGTCAATTTTGCCCATTCCTTTAAGACCTTCAGCATCTTGATACACTGTTTTGTCAGGTAAACTGCCGAAACTTTGAGCATAAGCTCCGCCATGATTAAATCCTTTTTCCATTGTTCCTGTTGGCATTTTATTTTCCTCCTAATATATCATCTGCATTGGTGATTTAATATTTATTTCTTCTTTCACTTCTGCAATGTCTGTTTGTGCCACTCCTTTCATTTGAGGCTTGGCAAGTTCTTTCTTCAAAGCTTTGACTTCAGCTTTTAAGCTTGCAATCTCTTTTTTCATTAGAGATTTTATTTCATCCAAAGGCTGTGGTTTTTCTTCTTCAACTTCTTCCTTTGGTGCTTCTTCCCCCACTTCTGCGGGTTTTTCTTCTTCTTTAACCTCTTCAGGTTTTTCTTCCTGAACCTCCTCCTTCACTTCTTCCTTGGCTTCCTCTTCTTTAGGAGCTTCAGCTTCTGCTTCAGGTTTTGATTCAACATTTTCTTCGGTCATATTTTTAACCTCCTTGTTCTCATTTATATATTTCATACTTTTGTAAAAGCTTTCAGTCATCTTTGCTCCCCGACATATCGGGTTTCCTGTAATTGCTACATTTAATAACTCTAAACCTTTTAATAAAGTAACATTAACTCCGTCAACTAATTCATTAACAAACTCTGTGGTCTTATAAGCAATACTAAAGGCATCTAAGAAGCCATTTTTTACACTGGCCCAAACTTCTTTAAACTTAGAATGTGCCTTATTTAGCACACATTTAACCCATAGACCCTTCTCGTCCATACCTGCATCCATAATCTTTCCTACTGGAATGTCGTTTTCGCCTTCTTGAAACGTGGAATGCTCAACATCTAGTTTGACATTTCCTGCCTTGATTTGATTAACCATGCTCTTCATGGCCTCTCTAGTAACAACTTCGTTGGCTCTATCAACTTCATCAGTAGAAATATAACCTTTGACATAATACTCTTTGCTTCCTTTAGTACCTACTTCTTCATAACTTAAATAGTTAGTAACAAAAGAAAAACTCTTTGTTTCTGGTATTTTTTCAGACATTTTTTTGTTTCCTCCAATATATTCTCTGATTTTAATCTTTTTAACTGTATTTAATTTTGATCAGTATGCTCATACCACTCATTATCAAAGTCATTATGCATCCTCCTGAATGAATATAAGTACGGATCTGCAATTCACATGAGCTGGAGGAGCATCAAACTCTTGTCCTCTCCACTTAAACTTGTCATTCATAGGAATCTTTTTTCCATTCAAATCTTTACACACTTGACTAGTTCTTTTGTCAAGATGAGCATCCCACTGCTTCATAAGTTTTAAACCACTTTGTCTTGCACCATCAATATGACCCATGTTCTCAGCCCTGTTAATCTCTGTTCTAGCAATAGCTCTTGCCCTGTCAACTCCAACATCCATAACTTTTTTTACTTCTGTCCTGAATCTGAGGCACACTTTCCAAATTCATAAATGCTCTCTGAAGCTCTCCTCTCAAACTATCAGCTAAAGCATCATTCATGCCTTTAATATTATCAAAGGTATATTTTTCAAGAAAGTCAAGTCTTTTGAGGATTCACAGAAAAATTCATGTTGAACTTAACTTCAGCCTCTTCTAAGCCTTTACCATAAGTTTTTCTAATCTCTTCACGAACATCATCATTAAAAATGTTTATTCTAATTATCTCTACAAACTTATTAATTAGATCATTCACAATGTTTTTTGTTTCTGCATCAACACTCATTTTATTTTGTCAAGTTGGCCTTCCTTATATAAATCCAAAGCATCTTTCAATTCTTTCCCTCTACTCTTAATTGCTTTTACAAGCTCTTTCTCAAGTTTTGATTCACTACCTTTAAGCTGAGGATCTTCTCCAGCTTCATCAACGTCAGACTCTTCAGCTCCTGCTTTAAGGTCTTTATTGAATGGTACAAAATCTTTATTAGCCATTTGTTTATCAAACCTCTCTGCTTCTTTAGCTTCTTTTTCTTCATTAAATTCTTTAACTTTTGTAAAATCAATTCCTTCTTCATCAGCTACCATTTCAGGAGTTTTTATCCCCATATCTATTTGTTGCTTGTACAATGCATGCTGTTTAGTGTCTTCATCTAAGTCGTAATCGTCCCATCTAAACTCTAAACTTTTAAAAGCCTCTTCTCCCCATTCAGGAATTATTTCTTTGTCAATATGATATTTTATAAGTTTCAACATTGGTCGAACAGCTTTTCGTTTAAACACTGCACTTTGATTTTGTGCTACTGCTTTATTGCTGTCTTCTGTAAATCCCATTTCTTCAGCTGTTACTCCAAAACAAGCCCAGACAAGTTTAGTGAACCATTGCTGTTGTTCAATAATCTGCATCATTTTTGGATCAAGTTGGAAAGGAGTAAACTCTGCTTTCTGATTCACAATTGGAAATTTAAAGCCTATTTTTCTCATAAAACCAGTTATTTTGTCTTTAACTCTGAATTGTTTGTCAAAGCGTTCTCTAAATGCTGTAATACTATCTTTGTCTCCATCTATTAAGCTAATAATGCCTTCTGGCATGTTATTGTTCATATAAAAATCAAGATTGTAATTTGCTCCGTAAACCAAAGTAGTAATAATATCTGCTAATATCTGTATAGGGCTTAACCCATAAATACTGTCTGATTTAGGATTCTGCATCATATAAATAATTTCATTACGTCCAAAAGGAACAGGTAATGCCATCCCAGTTACTGTACCATATTGAAAGTATGCTGCTACTTCTTTATAGGCCAAACTGTATTGCTGGAATGTTGTTTGATAATCTGNACTTTCAGGAGTAATAGCATAATTTATTGGTATGGGTGTAATGTATTCTGAACGATTGCCCATATAACCATAAATATCAGGATTTTTCAGAAAGCTTGCTCCATCCCTTGCAAACATTTCAACAAACTCTCCTTTTTTGTTAAAAACTTTGATCCATAATCCACTATCTACTTCTGCAATATCTTTAACTGCAGCTCTTAATAAATGTCCAAAACTTTCTTTGTTCTGATTTGGATTATCAAAAAATCTTAATATTTGTTTTCTGATTTCATCCATTGCTGGTGTTGGTTCGATATCTTCTTTGTAAACTATATCATACTCTGTACTTGCTGCTTCATCTGTCAAAGTTTTAATAACAGAAAAAACATAAGGATTCTTAGCGAGTTGTCTGATAAGAGGAAGATTCTCTTTGCGAGGATAACCAAAAGGTGGCTTGTAAAGAAATTCTGGAATGTAAGCTTTCATAATTCCTTCTTTAGGCACATTAACTGAGACATCACCAACATTATTTTCAGCTGTAGGTTTTGCAGCTTTTGTACCTATTTCATACCCTAAAATTTTCATTTTTTATCCTCCTATATTATTAAAGTGATTATTATTCCTAAAGCTGTAAGGAAAGCTCCTGTAGCAATGTACAGTGTTACTTTCGGAGCAAATTTTCCATCGAGGGAGTCTAATTTTTCAAATAGTTTGCTGAAGTCTTCTCTTTGTTCACTAATGTGAGTTATTAATTGTTCTTTTAATTGGTTTATTTCTGTTTTCATAACTGCAACCTCTTCTTTTACTGTTGTCATTATTGTTCAACTCCTTCAATAAATTTAAAGTTTGTTATTCTGTCTCCAGAATCAAAATCTAATGCTGTAAATGAAGATGTTGTATGAGTTGTATCAGTAACTGGATTAGTTCCTGTTCCACCACTTACATCTACTAAAGTCCAATCGTCATCTCCGAAAGCTCCGCCTCTGATGTAAACTGTAAATTCTCCATCTGTAGTTCTGGTTATTTTTATACGATACCAAGTATTGTTGGTGATGTAAGATGTTGCTGTTGTAAATAAAATATTTTCACCACCAACGCTATCTGCAACAAATCCTATTAACTCAGAACTATTAATTGTAAACCTATAACCAAGAAAGTCTTGAGTAGTTGCTGTTGCTCGGTCTGAAATATCAAATCTTATAGTATTCCCATCAGCACCTTTATACAAGTCAAACTCCCAAGTGCCATAAGCCTGTTTAGAAGGTATAGCTGTATTACCAGCACTGGTATTCTCTAAGTAAGTTGTTCCATTATCAAAATTTTGTAAAGGTGGAATTTCTGTTATTTCAAAATTAGTAACTGTTACAGTTGCTGTCTCGCTTGTTCTAAAGAAAAATCCTTGACTTGACCCTAAACAAGTATAAGTTCCTTCATAAGTGAAAGTTCCAGAATCTTGGACGATAATTTGGTCTGAACCACCATATTCTCTTAAAATAAGGTCTCCAGAAGAAACGG